TAAAAGTTTTATTAGCAGCACTCAAAGAAGTTGTGGAGGAATTGGAGTCTGAAGTTTATTCAGATGTTGATTCATACAAGTTTGAGAACTACTCACAAAACATTCCAAATTTAAACGATTACGATGAGGTCTTTGATGACGATGACGGATACCCAGATTAAATTAGTCAGTACAACACCTGATGCTGAACAGCATATGGCATATGTTGCTCGTGTTAGTAACCCTAGCAATCAGGGCAATGATAACTTTGCAGGTCTTCTTAGGTATTGTATAAAGCATCAGCATTGGAGTGTCTTTGAACAGGCATTCATGACGGTAGAGATCAATACTACCAGAGGACTTGCTGCACAGATACTACGACATAGATCATTTACATTTCAAGAGTTTAGTCAGAGATATGCTGACACCAATCTACTTGATAGTGTAATACCTGTCCCAGACCTTCGCAGTCAAGACAGTAAAAACAGACAGAATAGTAACGATGATATACCGCAAGAGAAGAAGGAGGAATATCAAGCACTTATCTCTAGGCATTTTTCTGAGGCAATGGATTTATACAATGCGTTGCTACAAGAGGGAGTTGCAAAGGAGTGTGCGAGATTTGTTCTCCCGTTAGCAACACCTACAAGAATCTATATGACTGGTAGTGTACGTTCATGGATACACTACATTGATTTGAGATCTGCACACGGAACACAGAAGGAGCACATGGATGTAGCAAAGGGAGTTCGCAAGTTATTTACCGAACAATTCCCTGTTGTTGCAGAGGCTCTTGAATGGTCTAAATAACTACCTATTATTTTATTCATATGGCAACATACCCTGTCGTTAATCAACAAACTGGTGAACAGAAGGAGGTTGTGATGAGTGTTCATGATTGGGATCAATGGAAGATTGATAATCCCGATTGGGAACGTTATTACACTCCCGAAAATTCACCAAGTTTAGGAATTGAAGTTGGAGAGTGGAGAGATAAACTTGTAAATAGAAATCCTGGTTGGGGGGAAGTCTTGAAGAAATCTGAAAAAGCAGGTGGTATTTCAGGACGTTTAGCCAGCAAAGGTTCTTTTGAATCTTCAACACAATCTGCAATGATGGAAGATTAGTATGCCACGTAAAAAGAAATCAGAGCAACCCATTGGTGTTGGGTACACTTCTAAGCAAATGAAAAGAAGAAAACCAATTAATTTGGATCTTCTAAGAGATGTAGAACCACTTACTGATAATCAAACAAAACTATTTGAATCATTTAAAAATGAGAAACATCTAGTTGCGTATGGTTGTGCTGGAACAGGTAAGACCTTTATTACTCTCTTTAATGCATTACAGAATGTATTAGATCCTCATACTCCATATGATAAAATTTATATTGTAAGGTCATTGGTATCAACCAGAGAAATTGGTTTCTTGCCAGGTGATCATGAGGACAAGTCTGACATCTATCAAATTCCATATAAGAATATGGTAAAATATATGTTTGAGATGCCTACGGAGTCAGACTTTGAAATGTTATATGGTAGTTTAAAAGCACAAGGAACTATATCTTTCTGGTCTACTTCATTCATACGTGGTACTACATTTGATAATTCAATCATCATTGTAGATGAGTTTCAGAACCTCAACTTCCACGAATTGGATTCTATTATCACTCGTGTAGGGCAGAATACAAAAATTATGTTCTGTGGTGATGCAGTTCAAAGTGATCTAGTTAAGACTAATGAACGTAATGGTATTCATGACTTCATGAGAATATTGCAAATTATGCCATCCTTTGATATAATAGAGTTTGGAGTAGATGATATCGTCAGATCAGGTTTCTGTAGAGAGTACATCTTATCAAAAATGCAACTAAATTTATGACCTTTGATCATGTTGACCTTAATCTTTCTCCATTAGAAAGAGAGACTATTGATGGTGTTCGTTACTACAAGATTCCCGAATCGGATGAGATTAAGAAATTAGTTTCTATCACATCTGTAACTAGTCATTTTAATAAAGCTATTTTTTCTAAGTGGAGGAGAAAGGTTGGCAATGAGAAAGCAGATAAGATAACTAAAGCATCTACAACAAGAGGAACTGATTTTCATACTCTTACTGAAAATTATTTGTATAATAAAGATCTTCCTTCAGTTCCTCCCATATCAGAGTTTCTTTTTAAGATTGCAAAACCAACACTGAGTCGTATAAATAATATTCACTCTTTAGAAGGTTCTTTATACAGTTCTTTCTTGGGTATTGCTGGTACGGTAGATTGTATAGCAGAGTTTGATGGAGAATTATCAATAATAGATTTTAAAACTTCTAAATCACCTAAACCAAGGAAGTGGATTGAAGGTTATTTTGTTCAAGCAATGGCATATGCTTGTATGTTGCACGAGTTGACAGGAATATCCGTTAAGAAATTAGTAATTATAATGGCATGTGAGGATGGTGACTGTGTTGTTTATGAAGAAAGAAATAAAGAAAAATATATCAAATTGTTAGTGCAGTACATAAAGAAATTCGTTGATGATAAACTTCAAGAAATTTGTTGACCATTTAGTGATTTTGATATAGAATGTCAATAGAATGTAGAAAGAACCTTGTCCTTTACCTTACTCAACGCAATGGAACTTGATAAAAAAATAAGAAAGGATGGTAAAGGTTCAGTTCGTAATCCTTCTTTCTTTAAGAATTCTCCTAAGTATGAAGAAGAGAATGAACTTGAGAAAGTTTTAGAAAGTAAATTTTATAGTTCGTCTAAATTTGCCCAAGAGATTGAAGAGTTGGTAAAAGACAATGAATACATGACTTATATTGATGCAATTATCCATTTCTGTGAGAAGAATAAAATTGATTTGGAGTCAGTGCCTAAGTTGATACCTAAACCGTTGAAAGAGAAGATAAAGTATGAAGCAACCGAGTTAAACTTCTTAAAAAGAAGCTCCCGTGCCAAATTGCCGATTTAATTCCAAAAAAGCGGGAAAAAAAATCCTGGTAAAAAATTGCCCTATTACTTTTTTTCATGACACCTTTTGAGTGCTATAAAACTTACATAGCAATGAAACAGCATTTTTGTAAGGATTCATATGATTATCAACGATATGGTAATAGATTCCCAAATATGCATATTCAGCAATTTTATGAAAGAAAGGATAGATTCTTTTTTGAGAAAATGTCGAGAGAATTTTCAGATAAGGATGTAGAGAGTTTTTTTCTATCTAATTTTGTTTCTGACAAAGATCCAGAAAAAGTCTTTATGGCAGAAATGATAAAAGGAGGTAGAAGCACCTTTGTAGAGTGGAAAAAGAGAAATCAGGCACTTTTGTATAATTTTAAAGAAGAAGCAAATAAACTATTTGAAGGCAAAAATATAAATGACGTTTTTGACTGCTCAAACGGACATCCTCCAATATTGAAGGATTATTTGGGTGGAAGGATAAGTATAGAGACATTAGTGATATGTGATAAAATACTGAGATTTAGAAATGACTTTGATAGTAAACTAAGTCCATATGTATGGAAAACCGTCAGTGAAAAAATTAAAAATTATGAACCTTTCATAAATATTAATGTATTTGACTATAAAAAAACCTTAAAAGAACTAGTGTTATGAAATTCTTCGATTCAGAAGTTGTACGTGCGGAAATGACAGAAATAGCAGAACTTCAAGAAGAAGTTTATGTTAATGTTTTTAGATTTCCATATATGACTCTAGAAGATCAAAAAAATCACATTGATCTTTTGGAAAAATTAGTCGAGAAACAGAAAGTCTTATATGCTAGACTTAGTTTGTCTAATGACCCTGAAGCAAAGAAAATGCAAGAGAAAATTAGAGAATCTGCCTCTACTATGGGAATTCCTTCCAATGTTGATATAAGTGTTCTCTTCAATCAAATGACACAAACACTTACAGTTATGAAAAAACAGATTGACAATAGTTAATTTTAGGTGTAATATAATAAAGTACACAAAGGCCAAATCTAACCAAATCCGAGGTAATCTTAATGTCTTTCGCATCTCTAAAAAAACAATCTAAACTAGGTTATACTGATAAACTCGTCAAAGAAGTGGAAAAAATGAATTCTACTTCTAGTGGTGGAGCAGATGACAGATTCTGGAAACCAGAAATGGATAAAACAGGAGTCGGTTCTGCTATTATCAGATTTCTTCCCTCACCCGATGGTGAAGAACTTCCTTGGGCAAAGATCTATTCTCATGCTTTCAAGGGACCAGGTGGTTGGTATATCGAGAACTCTTTAACCACAAACAACAATGGTAAAGATCCTGTTTCTGAGTATAATCGTGAACTTTGGAACAGTGGCAACGATAAAGATAAAGAAACTGTTCGTAGACAAAAGCGTAAGCTTTCCTACTACAGCAATATCTACGTTGTAAAGGATCCTGCGAATCCTGCAAATGAAGGAAAAGTCTTTCTATATAAATTTGGTAAAAAGATCTTCGATAAGATCTTGACTGCGGTAAAACCAGAATTTGATGATGAGACACCAGTAAACGTATTTGATTTCTGGACAGGAGCAAACTTCCGTCTTAAAATCAAAAAAGTAGATGGATATTGGAATTATGACAAATCTGAATTTGATGCACCATCACCATTACTTGATGATGACGATGCATTAGAAGCATTATGGAACAAACAGTATTCTTTAGCAGCATTAGTTGCTCCTGATCAATTCAAGTCTTATGAAATTCTTGAAAAGAGATTGAAAACTGTCTTAAACGCAAATGTCTCTTCCAGACCTCTAGATGATGAGGTTTCAGAAGAAGATAACAGTCGTGGTTCTTTTAAACCAGATTTTTCTGCTCGTAAAGAACCAGTAGCAGCAAGTGCTCCTACAAAAGAGGAAGATGATGCATTAAGTTATTTTCAACGACTAGCTGAAGATAATTAATATTGATATAATCTGATATTTTCCGCAACTTTAAGGGTTTCACTCACATACTGAGTGGAACCTTTTTTGTATTCCATTATATTCTCTAAATCATTGAATACAGTGTTTAAGTATTGTGGTTTGAGAATGAATATATTTCTCTTATCATCTTCTATCTTCGATTCATGCTCATAGTTAGTTACTGACTTTAACATATGAGATGATGGTATTGTTTGATAACTTTGTAAACCAGAATCAAAATATTCAAAGAAAAATGCGTTACCAACAGCTAGATTATCATCCACAGTGAATATTACTTGTTCAGTTCCGTTTATTGTTGGTTGTGCAACTGGGGGATTAGATGCTAATAAGTAAGTAAATGAAACGGTAAATCCACCATTAGTCACAACTGATGTTATTGGAAATCTTCCATTAAAAGCACTATTTGACACATTTTCTATCAATACTTCATCACCAATTTTGAGATCTTTTATCCCACTATTCATTGTAACTGTTATGGTTGATGATATTTCAGATCCATCACCTGCAAATATTTGATTTATTGTTGTTTTTGTTGCTTTTATGAAATTTCCGTTAGTATTCCAAGTATTTGGAATATTACGTCCTTTTTCTAATACAACAGCACCTTTTGAATCCTTTATTTCAAGAGTTTCGTAGTGATGTATCCCTGAGAATATATTTTCATCAGTTCCGTATTTTGATTTTAAGAAATCATCAAATGCTCTTTGTGGTAAAGGCCACTCATCTTCTATATTAAGAATATTGTTTGATATTAGAACAACCCAATCAAGATTGGGACTTTCATAAACGTCAACTGACACATTATCTGGTCTATCATCCCCTATAATTTTATATTTTGTGAAAAAATTAAGATTACCAAGTATGTCTGGTCTTAATTTTCCACGTTTAAATAGATTTTTTACTGTTATGTAATTTGATATTTCCTTTTCACCTTTGTTTCTATTGACATAATCAAAATCTGGAACTCTATCGAAATATGATTGATAGCTCATAGTTCTAACTCCCATGCGTCAGGGTTTATTCCACCAGGATTATCCCCATAATCATCTTGATAGATTGGATCTAGTTCTTTAAACTCTAGAGTCATGTTATATGCTGTTGGTGATCCGTCTCCGTAAGTCATATATTGACTAGAAGGAGTATAATTTACATTACAAGATGTTAATGCACACATCTTTATCCTATTTAGAAAAGGATGTGGAACATCTATACCATCCTCTTTGTATTTGTATTGTAAATGGAATACATTAGGTGACTGTAGGAATATTTTTTGCTCACTTACTCTTGGAGCCATGTTCTTCTTAAAGAACCAAATAATCTTTTTAACTGCTTGTGCTTCTGCTTCACCTCTTGGTGTAAAATTGTAACTATATGAGAAAGATCTTAAATTTGGTCCTCTAAACAATAGTTCTAAATTATTATTGATTGCCAATCCACCTGCTCTCTGTGCTAGATTTCCTACTCCCACTGCTTGTCCTGCAAAATAATTTTTAAGAAATGTTGTTGTACTATCCCCACTGGCTGCCAATGCAGCAATACTTTGTCTTCCTTGAGCAACTAAATCTCCAACTGCTCCCATAATATCCGCATCTGCTAAGTTATCAATTGCTTTACCAGCTATTTTTGCTCCTGCTATTTGTAGTGCATTTATATTTGCGTCACCCCAATCAGTTCTATTTGCCTCTGATAAACCACCTGTCATAGGTAGTTGTACAATTCCAAGTGTTTTTGAGTTACTATAACTATATCTATCTCTCATTGTGGTAGGAGCAAGAGCTCGATCCAGTTCACTTTTGGTTATGGTATATCCCTTTTTCTTATCTTTTCTTCTATTTTTGTCATTTCGATCACCATCGTATCTTATAAAATCACTTAAATTTGTATCGGGTTGATACTCTTTACACACAACTTGCAAATAATCATATCCTTCCACTTCTGCTAGTGGATAATATGAGAAAAAGAATTTACCAGATCCAGATCCACCACCATATCCACCACTTGATGCTTCATTTACTTTCTCATCTTCACCACCAGTTGTTAAACTTTGATCCTCTTGTGTTGTTCCAGTATTAGGTGGTAATTTATTTAATGCGTCTCTTACAGCAAAATTTGCGGAGTGTGTAGACAGAATTATTTGTTTAAAAGCATTATCTGTTGCACTCAATTGAGTATACTTAAATGATCCATTAGGATTTTCTCTTACTCTTGCAAATGGTATTCTTACTGTCTTTCCTTCACTATTTGTTTCATTGGTTCCATCAGCGATAGCTTTTTCCAACTGAGAAATGGAAATAAATCCTTTGTCAGTTTGATATATAATGGATTCAAAAGAATTTGGTATCTTTTCTAATTGAAACGTTTTTCCGCTTAATGAAAATTCTGGCATGATACTCTTTTGGTATAGTTATTTATTACGATATTTTGCATAGTCTAACGATCTAAGGTAATCTATCTCATTATTTTCAATTACGTGAAGAGAACCAACAACTTCTTGCCATGTATAATTTCTCATTGTTCCCCAATGAAAATTTAATCCTTTGAAACCCCATCTTTCTAATGACATACAAGCAATTAATGGATGTTCGTCATATATTTTGTCAGGACTTTTTGCTATGTATATAAAGGTATAGTATTTACCTGGTTCAGGAATCCATTGAGTATCACGAAAGGTTTCCATGATGCTCATCATAATTAAATCAGGATCCTCAGAACCATCAATTTTTTCTTCTAGTTCTGCTACTCTATCCATTACTTAATACCTAATTCCTTTTCGGTAATAATTTTAAATTCAATTTTTCTATCTTTGCACCATTCAGATGCAGCGTGCCACTTTGCTTGATTTACTTCAAATGTTTTGCACTCGTATAAAAAAGATTTAGTCATTCTCTTTCTTTTTTTAGGAGGAAGAGTTTGTTTTTGTGGTTTCACTTCAATAACATAGGTTTTGACTTGACCAGAACTTTCCTTCACTTTGATTATAAAATCGGGAAAGTATCTTCTCACCTTTTTAGTAGTTGGATCATAATAGGGGATAAAAAATTCTTCACTTCCCCAAGAGATAATATTCTCATTCAAATCACACCAAGAACAGAACTTGCGTTCCCAACTACTTCTGCATATAATATTATTGTAATCACCCTTGTACTTTTGAGGATGATGTGGCTTGTATCTTGATTTGATACTCTCTGCCATCTTGTATACATAATATATAACGTAAAAGTATTTATAGATGGTAGCCCAAGCTCCACAAAATCTTACTTCTTCTTTTATTAAATCTAGACTGTTAAATGTTGCACAGACATCATTTTATGGTCTTACAATGCCTTTGCCCGAAGGAGTTCAAAGATTAGGAAGAAGTCGTGGTTTAAAAGTAGCAGGATCTCTTAATGATTTAACTCAAATAGAGTTGCTGTGCCACGAAGCCTCATTGCCAGGATCTTCACTTGCAACGCATGATGTTACTAATGATTATGCTGGTGTTACTGAAAAGATGGCATATCGTAGAATATATGATGCTGGACTTAATTTAACATTTTATGTTGATAGAGATTATCATGCGATAGAATTATTTGAAACATGGATTGATTTTATAACTGGTGGTGAAGATAGAGGTTTGTCTAAGAGTAGACATAGAAATTATAGAATGAGATATCCTGAACAATATAGACAAGAGATATTCATCACAAAATTTGAAAAAGATCAACATTCTAATTTAAGTGAGAGAAGAAAAAACATCATAAATTATACTTTCGTTGGTGCTTTTCCTCAAAACATAACTGCAATGCCAGTTTCATATAATACTCCTGACATATTGAAGGTTAATGTTTCATTTTCATATATTCGTTATGTTAGTGAAAGGTCATTGATGGGAGCAAGACCTAGAAGAAGTGATACAATGAGATCAGTTCCTGCGGTAAGATCAAGATCAATACCAGCAGCAGAAAAAGTATCTGATGAAAGAGATCCTTATGTAGATGCACCAATGCTTTCGATGATTGATTATCATCAGGCATTTAAGAAAGATAGTTTTGCTTCTATGCTTGGTAACAATCAAAATCCACTAGAAAAAACTTTTGGTGGACTTTATGGTAAGAAATCTAAGGAAGCAGCAAGAAAAAACCTTGATGAAGCAAAGAAACAAGGTTCTGACTTTTCTAGTTACGCTTTCCCATTTTAATATAAATAAACTACTGAAAGAATTATTATGCCATTACCAACAATTGCTACACCAACTTATGAACTTGAGTTGCCATCTACAGGAAGAAAAGTAAAGTACAGACCATTTCTAGTAAAAGAAGAAAAATTATTAGTATTAGCTCTTGAGTCTGAGGATACAAAACAAATTTCAAATGCTATCAAAACAGTTTTGAAAAGTTGTGTTCAAACAAAAGGTGTGAAAATAGACATTCTACCTACGTTTGATATTGAATATTTGTTTCTTAATATCAGAGCAAAATCAGTTGGTGAAGTTATTGAAGTTAATTTAGTTGCACCTGATGATGGAGAAACATCAGTTCCTGTTGAAATAAATGTTGAAGACATTAAAGTTCAAAAGAATAATGATCACAGTAACAAAATTCAGTTGGATGAAAATTTAATTATGGAGATGAAATATCCATCTCTTGATGAATTTATAAAAAATAATTTTGATTTTGATGAGGACATGTCAGTTGATAAGTCTTTTGATTTGATTTGCTCTTGCATTGCAAAAATATATAATTCTGAAGAAGTTTGGTCAGCATCTGATGTAACTAAAAAAGAATTGATTTCTTTCTTGGAACAAATGAATAGTGCTCAGTTTAAAAAGGTTGAAGGTTTCTTTACAACGATGCCAAAACTTGCACATAAAATAACATTCGTCAATCCAAATACAAAGAAAGAAAACACTGTGGTATTAGAAGGGTTAGCGTCTTTTTTCGATTAGCATTGATCCATATGGATCTTGAAAATTATTACAAGATAAATTTTGCCTTACTACAGTATCATAAATATTCATTAACTGAAATAGAAAATTTGATGCCTTGGGAAAGGGACATTTATATTTCCATGCTTCAGCAATACCTTGAAGATGAGAAATTAAAACAACAACAAAATGGTTAAACCTTCAAAAAAATTAATAAGGTTAGCAGCAGAAAAGATCATATCGGATCAGGTAGAAGAAGGCGCTAGAGAAAATAGAGCAGTCATAAGAGGATCAAAGATTAATAATGAGTCTTTCTTTGCAAAGAAACAATCTTTAAATTTAAGACAAGAAATTTCAGAGTCATCTGAATCAAACAATGCAAAGTCTAATGCATTCATTTCTGATGGTTTTTCTCAAATATTAAGCACGTTAAGTGCTATTGGAAAATCACTTAATAAGAGTGCAAAGTTAGATAAGAAAGAAGATGAAACTGAGAGACGTAAAGATAATAAATTTAGAAAAAAAGCAAGAGAAGCAGAATTAGAAAAGGAATCTAAAGATAAAGAGAGAAAAAAGGTAGATCTTAAAGCAGTTAATGTAGGTAAAGGAATTTTCACTAGTATTGGAAGTTTCTTTGGTAAAATTCTTGTTGGATCTACTTTATTATCTTTAGTTAGATTTGTAGAAAGTGGTAAATTAAAAAATCTAGCAGCATTTACTGCTCTTCTTGCTGGTGGATTAGTTGGATCCAATGTTTTAGGTATTGGTAGTCTTGTTGGTGGTGGTATCCTTGGATCCAAACTTTTAACTAAATTAGCAAGTCCTGCTGGTAAAAGGGGATTGTTTGGTAGAGCAATCAAAGGCATGGCGGGTGGATTTAGTGTTACTGAAGGTTTTGGTGATGGTAGAAAAAGTGCAAGAGGTCTTGGTGGTCTTTTATTAAGAACAAGAGATAAATTTGGAAACTTAAGAAAAACTTTTTCAAAGGGTGAACGTAATCTTGGTGTTTTATTCCGAACAGGAAGACAATCTGATATAAAAAGAGGAAATATACAAAGAGGAATAGGTAAACAACCTATCACCTTCACTGGTGAAGGATTTGTAGATGATATTGACCGTCCTAATATGAGGGTGGCGGGAAACGATGTCAAAGTATCAAAAAAACCAGATGTTTTTAAAGTTGAAAATCTGTCAAGAGCAGATGTTGGAATGGCTCCAGATGATGACTTTATAC